TGGATTACAACCTTTTGATGGAGCTATTTCAAATTACCAAAGATTTAATAACTTTTTAAATAATGCTGCTGTAGAGGTTTTATACAACGATGGTGTACCTTATGCAGACCCAGGCATTCCTTCTGAAGCGTGGTATAAACTTGATAATACAGAAACTTATTTAAAACCAGACGCTTCACAAACTCAAAATTTATATGAAGCGTGGCTTATTGAAAATCAAAAATATCCAGCTTCAGTAGATGATTGCTTATTATTTGCTAATCAAAATTATATAAGATACGATAATTTTGACTTAATAAACGAATCAGAATTAACTGTATCATTTTGGTTTTTACACGATATGTCAGGGACTACATATGATAAAGTACTTGGTAGTTACGACAATGTAGCTTATAATTTTATTATAAATGTTAGTAGAAGTGCTGCACCAGGTGTTAATGGTACTTTGAGAACAAACGATGGTACTGGAGGTTTTGTTAATAATAGTTTTTCTTTTGGAAATATTACTACGCCTACTGTAGGATGGAGGTTATTAACACTAACATACAATGGTAGTGTAATAAAAGCGTATGTTAATAATGAAGAAGTTGATTCTGTATCTGCTACAGGAACGGTATATGATTTAAATCCATACATAGGTGGTTCAAGAAAATATAATCAATCTATAAGAGATGGTAGTGGTTGGGCTAACGGTATGAGGATGTCAAATATTATATATTGGAACAAAGCATTAACACCTAGTGAATTGACAACATTATACAACAACGGAACACCATTGTTAACTAAAGAATCTATACCACAAGATTCAAGTATGCTTCTTTGGAATACTTTGGAAAATAAAACAGAAACTATTGGTGGTGGTTTATATGATAAATCTGGTAATTCAATTTCTATTCAAGCTATTGGTAATCCTTCTACAATAATTGTAGACAATGTACCAGTATCAGCAGAAAGTGTTTTAAGTTCAGGACTTACAGAACAAAGCTTAGTAAACAATAATGTTTCTGTATTAAACGGTGAAAGTGTAGGCATGAACACTACAAACTTAGTTCAAAGTAATTTAAATAGAACACAGCCGTTTAGCAATTATAGTATGTTTTATGATGCAGTAGATGTTTACTCTACTTTTGACACTCAAATATCGTTAGATGCTTCAGATAATTTTACTTGGAGTTTTTGGATAAAACCAGTTTATAATTCAATATCTGATATGGTTTTGTTACGTGCTAGTGCTACTTCTATAACTGCTAATAATACCATGCTACTAACATACTCTGGTGGTAATTGGAGAATAAAATGGGATAATGCTAGTGGTAATTTTACAACTGGATATGTAATGCCAAATAATGAATGGAGTCACGTTGCTTTAAGTATTACTCAAGGAACGGGAACTAGATATGCATATATTAATGGAGTTCAAGATTCAGCAAACGCAGCTGTTACTGGAATAACATCACAGTGGTTAGGTTTTAGTAGTGAAAATACTACAAATGATTTTGAAGGTTATTTGTCACAATGTGCTTATTGGGACACTAATTTATCTACAACAGAATTAGCTGCTTTATACAATAATGGAGTTCCACAAGATTTAAGAAACTTTAACGTACAACCTACACAATATTGGCCAATGAATCAAGATTACAGTTATTGGGATGGAAGTGTTTGGACAAATAGAGAGATTATATCTGGTAATGACTCTACAACTGTAAACACAGCTGTTATAAATGCATTCGTAGGTAATGCACCTGGTTCAGAAGCTAATGGAACTGGAACTAATTTAACTATTGCAGATTTAAAAGGTAATATGTACGCTAGTAAAAATAACGCATATAGTATTAATATGGCTGACTACGCTGATGGCGTAACTAATCCAGCTAACTCAGGTAGGTCAACAGAAGTACCTTCAGTTTAAAAAATAAGTAAAAATGACTACATATATAGTGATAGATATAGATACGCAGACTGCTTTAATAGATTTCAGTCAGATCAATACAACAAGTTCCCAAACTATGAGAAGAAATGTAGCTAACACACAAGCTATGCTCTCATATCAAGTAACTCCTAGTTTTATAACTAACGGGCGTATTGATCCACTCATGACTTTAGATCATGAACAAGCAATAGCGCTGCTACAGACTCCAGACTGGACACCACCAGAACCTGAAGAGTAAAACAAAATAATAATTAAATTTAATCAAATGAAAATAAAAGAAGAAGAGTTAACAACTATTAAAGAACAGCAAGAAAAAATAAATTCAATACTGCATCAATTAGGTTACTTAGAAAGTCAAAAGCACGGGTTACTACACGAGCTAGCTTCAGTAAACCAAGATGTAGAAGAGTTTAAAAAAGTTCTTGAAAAAGAGTATGGTGCTGTTAATATTAATTTAGAAGACGGTACATATACTGAAATAGAAGAAGAAACACCAGTAGCTGCTGTATAATGTCTAGTATAATCAGAAAGATTAGTATTGGATCTGATTACAAGAACGATGCTATGCATTATTCAGTTGGTCAAGAAGTGTACGGTGGTCATACTATTTGCGATATAATAAGTGAAGATTCAGACGGTGAATACTTAATATACATAACTAAAAATGATGAAGTATTACCTTGGAAAAAGTTTAATCGCAATATGGCAATAGCAGTTGAATACGATCTTCAGTATTGATGAAAAGCTTGTACCAATTTATTGTTAAACCTAAAAAAGAAAGGTACGACAATATACGAAAAGTTGGTGATAATCAACTTATTATTAATAGTAATATTGAAGATCATCGTTTTGTTAGTAAAAAAGCTGTAGTCGTTTCTACACCTGCAGCTTTTGATACTGATATAAAACCAGGTGATGATATCTACGTACATCACAATATATTTAGAAGATGGTATAATCAAAGAGGTCAAGAAAGAAACTCTTCTACTTTTTTCAAAGATGATTTATACTTCGCGCATTTAGATCAAATATATATGTATAATCTTAAGTGCCATTTAAACTATTGTTTTGTAAAACCAATAAAAGAAATAGACATTTTAAAAGCATCTAAAGAAAAAGAACACTTTGGTATATTAAAGTATTCTAATAGTTCCTTAGAACGCGTAGGATTGAAACCTGGAGACCTTGTAGTTTTCACCCCTAACTCAGAGTTTGAGTTTATTATAGAAGGTGAAAGACTTTATTGTATGAAATCAAAAGATATAGCTATAACTCATGAACACGAAGGAAACGAGGAAGAATATAATCCAAGCTGGGCGAAAAGCAGTTGATGAACTAATCAAAGTAGCTGAGGAAAAAATTATTACTCACACAGAGGATGACGTATCAGCTGATCGTTTAAAAAATGCAGCAGCAACTAAAAAGCTTTGTATAATGGATGCTTTTGAAATACTGCAACGTATTGAAGAAGAGGAAGCTATATTGAATGGCGAAACTAAAGAAACTAAAAAAGAAGAAAGAAGTTTTAAAGGTTTTGCTGAAGGGAGGAGTAAGTGAGTTACGAGCAAACACTTTGGAAAGAGCTACCAGATGTTATAAATCCTAAATATCTTAAAAAACAAAATAGATATAAAAAATGGGAGTATGGTTATAACGCTGAGTATGATTTTGTTTGTATAAGTAAAAATGGTACTATTGGATCAGTCATTGAAATACAAAACTTACGCATTGCTTTACCAAAAGCAAATGAACCGTATAAACGAAGCGAAGATAAAAAGAAACAATATTGGGAAAGATTTGAATACCCAAAAGAATTACAAAGAATAAAAAGTAGATTTGATTGGGAAGAATATCCAGTTGAATTTAAAGAGAAATGGTACGATTACATAGATGAAGAATTTAAGCGAAGAGAAGAAGGTTTTCATTTCTACAACAATGGCAATACTGTATATATTACTGGTACTCATTACATGTACCTGCAGTGGTCAAAAATCGATGTTGGAGCCCCTGAATATAGAGAAGCAAATAGATTATTCTTTATATTCTGGGAAGCATGCAAAGCAGATAACAGATGTTATGGAATGTGCTACCTCAAAAACAGACGGTCTGGTTTCTCCTTTATGGCATCAGCAGAACTTGTTAACTTGGCAACAATCTCAAGTGATTCAAGATTTGGTATATTATCCAAGTCAGGAGCAGATGCTAAAAAAATGTTTACAGATAAAGTCGTACCAATATCCGTTAACTATCCGTTTTTCTTCAAGCCGATCCAAGATGGTATGGACAGGCCAAAGACTGAGTTGGCATATCGTGTTCCGGCATCAAAACTTACTAGAAGAAAACTGGAAGAAAATATTAAAGCTTTAGATTTACAAGGTCTAGATACAACTATTGATTGGAAAAATACAGGCGACAACTCTTACGATGGTGAAAAGCTAAAGTTATTAGCACACGATGAGAGTGGTAAATGGGAAAGACCTGATAACATATTAAACAACTGGAGAGTTACAAAAACTACATTAAGACTAGGATCAAGGGTTGTAGGTAAATGTATGATGGGCTCAACATCAAATGCATTAGAAAAAGGTGGCGACAACTTCAAAAAACTCTACTACGATTCAGACGTTACGAAAAGAAATAGAAACGGACAAACAGCTTCTGGACTCTACTCTTTATTCATACCTATGGAGTGGAACTACGAAGGATTCATGGATTCTTATGGACTTCCTATATTCACAACGCCAAAAGATCCAATCCTCGCTATCGACAATACGCCAGTTGACATCGGAGTCATCGAGCACTGGGAAAACGAAGTAGATGGTTTAAAGCACGATGCTGATGGTTTAAATGAATATTATAGGCAGTTTCCACGTACTGAGCAACATGCTTTTAGAGACGAAACTAAAAACAGTTTATTTAACTTAACTAAAATATATCAGCAAATAGATTATAACGAGGAGTTAGATAACCAAAGAGCTGTAACAAGAGGTAGTTTTTCTTGGTCAAGAGGTATTAAAGATACAAGAGTTATTTTTACACCGAACAAAGATGGAAGGTTTTTGATATCATGGGTACCACCTAAACATTTGCAAAATCGAGTGATTATAAAAAATAACATGAAAGTACCTGCTAATGAACACATAGGTGCTTTTGGTTGTGACTCTTATGATATATCAGGGACTGTAGATGGTAAAGGATCTAACGGGTCATTACACGGGTTAACTAAATTTAGTATGGAAGATGTACCACCTAATCACTTCTTTTTAGAATATATAGCTAGACCTCAAACAGCTGAGATATTTTTTGAAGATGTTTTAATGGCTTGTATTTTTTACGGTATGCCTATACTTGCTGAAAATAACAAACCAAGATTACTTTACTATTTTAAAAGAAGAGGTTATAGAGGTTACTCTATGAATCGTCCTGATAAAGTGTGGAATAAACTTTCACCTACAGAAAAAGAAATAGGTGGTATACCAAACACGAGTGAAGACATTAAGCAAGCGCACGCTGCTGCTATTGAAAGTTACATAGAACAATATGTAGGTGAATCAGAAGCTGGATACGGTGATATGTACTTTCAAAAAACATTAGAAGATTGGGCACAGTTTAATATAAATAACAGAACTAAGCATGATGCTTCGATTAGTTCTGGTTTAGCCATTATGGCTTGTAATAGAAATATGTATAAACCAGTTGCTGATAGAAAATTAAAATCAATGGACTTAGGAATTAAAAGATATGATAACACAGGTTATATTTCAAAAATAATATAAATGATAGCTAACGCAAATTATTACAGTTCTTTTCCAGATCAGGTAGTACCTGACGCGGAGAAAGCTACATATGAATACGGTTTAAGAGTCGGTCAAGCTATAGAATATGAATGGTTTAGAAATGACAGAGGTTGGTATGATAGATTTAATACTAACTACAATCATTTTCATAGATTAAGATTATACGCTAGAGGAGAACAATCAATACAAAAATACAAAGATGAATTATCTATTAATGGTGATTTATCATATTTAAATCTAGATTGGAAACCAGT